GAATAGTAGAACAACCACGAACATAATAGTCAGCTTGTTTGATTCGTGAGTTTGGATTCTGATAATCAGAAGATTTTTTAGTTTGGATTTCAGCTGCGCGCTGAAGAACTTTAAGAGAATATTTCATAGGTTAACCTCTATATGTACGTAAGGATTCAGAAGCTTCAAGGACTTTTTGAACTCTATCATCTGTAATTATACCATATGGTAAGCATTTTGTAAATAAGTAATTTCTTACTTGTCTACCTTTGTGATTGATAAGCTGGTAATTTTCTCGATGATTACTCATTTGATATAATCGCAAGCCTTCACTGGCATCATAACGTGGAACCTTTACAAAAAATAATAAATCTACTCCATCTAGTTTTTTCCATTGATTTTGTTCGATCCAAAATCCTTGGTATTTTTCATTAAGAGTAAGAGTTTTTACTTCATAAGTTAAATATGCGATGGTGCCATCTTTTTTACTATCATACCAATCTTCGGTTTTTTTAGTATACTCAAACCATTCATCAACTATGTCTTCGCCAACGGAACCAATTAGTAATTTTGCTTGATCTTTAGTCATCATACACTCACAAAATCGATTTGATCACCGTAAGCGAAGTGACCATTATTTAGATCAAATACACAACGATCAACGAGATCTACATAGATCTCTTTGACGTCTATACCATATTTATGACCAGGTTTTTCACAGAGTTCTATCTTGGTGATTTCACCTGGACCATGACGAGAGATAACTGTATCACCAATCTTAAGAGTTTTCATTATACATAACCTTTCACATCATAACCAAGATTGTTACGAACCCAATCGCTACCAAGATCTTTGGCAAAAGCGATTACGATAGCTTCACGAATGAAAGTATCAAGACGATCGATATGAGTACGAAACTCATCAGCTTTATCAGCGAAGTAGAGTGATTTAGCTTCAATCACGTCGCTACGATCTTGAGCGTAGAAGTTAGCCATTTCCTGGTCAACACCTTCATGTGCAATAACATCTTGCATCAGGCTTTTTTCAAGAGCGACTACGTTTTCTAAGAATTTATACATTTGGATCTCCTCTTTTCCATTTAATAGATATAATATATCATAAAAGAGAGTGTTTGTAAACAGTTTTTTTGCAAAAAGATGAATTTTTATTTGTTTGTTTTCAATAACTTGTAATTTTTTTACATATTTTTATAAACATATTCAAGAGCTCGATCAGCTTCTTTTTGCATTGGTCTGTTCTCATACCAATTACCTGTATCCTGATCGAGTTCTCTACAAAGAACTGCTATCTCATCTGAAGTAATAGGATACGAGTTTCGTACCGCGTTACCAGCAAGAGCTACCATAATCTGATACATCTTATGATACCATCCAGTATTACTTATAGATCTATACTCACTCTCGAGATGCTTTGGAAAAAATGGACAGTCTCTATAAGAAGACCAGTTAAAGTTCATGTTGTCAAGCTGAGATTTACGGTGTTCAATGATCTGCTTCTGCATCTCTTCAGGCAGTCTGTCAAAGAAACTATTGCCTTGTTTCTCTGGCATGGGATGCTTTGCTATAAGCTCATGATGATCAATAAAATCACCGTTGTGACTGAAAATAAAGTTGTAAGCACCAGCATACTGAGCAGGGATATAATACATTCGTGATAAGTCTTTAGTCTGCTTGTCACCAAGTTCTTCGAGTTCTGTGTTGAGGGCGTACCAGAACTTTCGTATTTCGTCATGTTTAACCGATGTTCTAAGTGGGAATACAAGTCTAAACTTCGGTTGATCAATGGTACTACTCGCAGTACTATAGCAAACAAAACGATAACGAGAAAACCGATCACATAAATCATCTTTAAAATCTCCGTTAAAAATATAGTCATCAACATCAATTGCACACCAGCCAGCCCAACTCTCGACGTTATCGTTAGCTCTCGTCGTGTGAGGTTTATACGTAGCAGGAGACATTAGTACAGCTTCTTTCTTCGAAGCTCTTGGTTCTTTAGATAGTTTATATAGTATACGTTCAAACGAGTCGAAGTTATAAAGATCGATACGTTTGTCAGTTTTGTTATCAAATATGCTATTAAACAGCGTTAATGAGATTTCCATGATTATCCCTATGGCTTGGGCCAACCCATCCTTCAGGTTTAATTAGATCTGGCAATCCGAGAGGATTTGGACGGCTTTCTTTTACGCCGACTTCTTTTTCCATATTAGCTCGCAAGATCTCATTCCAAGCTTTATGTGAATCAACACCAAATGCATCGAGAGTGCCGATAGCAACAACACATAGATCGATCAACCCATCAACTACTTCTTCAGGATTTCTATCGAATAGAGCTGCAGCTCGTGTCTCTTCTAGTTCTTCTTGTAGAAACTTCAGACGGAATTCTAGAAACTTAGACATCAATTCTTTGTTGTCTTTGTTCTTTTCCATCCACTCGTGTACGCCATACTTTTCGTGCATATCGTACATATCTTTTACCCAATCTTTACTCATAATATTATTATACTCCATTTTGATAGAAAAGTAAACTGTTTTTTACGCAAAAAATTCATCGAGTGTCGCCACTGGTTCTGGTTTCCAACCGACTGCGTCGAGGATTAGTTTAAGAGGCTCGACAAAAGTTTTTTCAAACTGTAAGTCATAGTCTACATAATAGTCTAGCTTAAACTCTTTTGGCAAGACGTCTGGAAAAGCTATAACATTCTCTTGAATCGGGTTAGGCATCTTCATGTACGTGAAGAATATTCTGTCTCCGTTCGTTACCAACTCGTATTTCTTTGTGAGGTTTTCTGACTTAAGATACTTGTTGTAAAGGAGGGAACCGCGAACGTGAATGGGTGTTCCTTTCTTGTATACAGACTTCCTATCCGACCAGTCAGTGATATTCGAGACAGAACGCGGAAACGCGACTTTCTCTGGCGCAAGAGATTTAAATTCGGCTTTAAAGTCTTTAATAAAAGCTTGTGTATCAGCTTCAGATCCAGATATGATAACCTTAAAGATCTCTCTGAATTTATCACGACACACTTCTGGCGTAGAGCTCTTAATCGCCTCAATTCCCATAATCTTAAGTTTTGGTTCAGCATATTGAACACCCTCATTGTTGTGTACGTTTAATATGTATCTCTTCTTTGCTGTCCAGATTCCACGATCAGCGATGACCTCACGACCCATTTCCATACGAGGTTTATAGCAATTCATCTTATGAAATAAATTGTCGTATGCTTTTGCTATAGCTGGTTCAAAATGTTCTGTACAAATCTTATCAAGAAATTTAACAGGATCTTTTGGATTAAGTTGCTTTACAAGTGGGCCAAAGTTAACATAAAGAGAATCCGTATCAATCGCAATAACGTAATCTTCATTATTTGTTTTAAGAACAGAATTCATAGTATTATTCATTGCAATTTCAGCCCACTGAATAGCGAGCTGACCAGTATGAGTAATGGCTTCAGCAACTCGTAAATCAAAGTAACGAAAGTACTGATTACCAAGAGCACCATAAAGAGAGTTCATAAGAATTTTAATAGCCATTTGCTGATTTTCTAAACGGTTAATCTCTTTCTCTAGTTCATATGTCTTCTCTTTTTGATAAGACTTCTGAGCTGCCAACATCATATTCTTAATAGATTTACGCTCATCATAGTAGTCAACAATAATAGAGGGAATTACTCCGTCTTTGTCTTTACGATATGTAGAACCATTTGCTGCTATAGCATATTTTTCGTCTGGTGTAGGTCTAGGAACCATTTGACCTTTAGAATGATAATGATCAAGAAAGAATTTAATTCCACTAGTGTCTTTTTGAGCGACTATAGTTTCAGGCGACATATTCCATTGAACAATAATATTAGGATACAGAGAGTTTAAGTCAAAAGAAACTACCCAATCATGAGCTCCAACTTGAGGTTCTTTCACATATCCACCAGCGAAAGCGGCTTTAAGAGTTGTTGAAGTATTAACTGGAGGAGCTATTTTTTGTGCGTTTAGTTTTCGGTAGATAATTGATTCCCATATCGAAGTAACACCAAAAGTGTCTTGATAGTTGACACCACCCTTATAAGCCACGGTCATGGCGAGAGTAATCAAACCCATCTTATCTTCGAGACGATCAACGAGTTGCACGTCTTTCATATTATAGTCAATATACTTTTGGAAATCGTCTTTGTAGAGATTCTTGAGTGAACCAGATTCTTCGAATGAAAGTTTCTTTTCACCGAGAACTACGTAAGCAATATGGTTCAATTTATATGATTCTTGTGGACCATACGAATATCCAAACTTTTGAAAGAGTTCGAGATAATCGAGAGTCTGAATACCACGTAGATCATATGAGTCATCTTCACGGCCACGACGAGTGACTTTGCGATAATCTACAAGACCCCAAGGTGAGAACTTCTTGACTTGATCAAGTCCGAGAATTTTTGCTGTACGATTTACGAGATATGGAATATCAAAAAATCGCACGTTCCAACCAGTGATAACATCCGGACATTTTTCGTGAGATGAGAAGAAGTCAAGAAACTTAAGAAGAAGTTCTTCTTCGTTCTTACACTTGATATAACGTACAGGCTTAATGAGTGCAGCTTCTACATCGTAGTCGCCATAACCCCAAACCCAATAGATATTGTCTATGTTATTCTTAAGCGTGATTGCGAGGATTCGTTGACTCGCTTCGCTAGGCTGAGGGAATCCGTCGTCGTATTCTGTCTCAATATCAATAGTAGAAACATTGATACGGTCACGATCGAATTCAATATCTCGAGGATACTTCGAAGTAATATACTGATGAATATAGTTCGTGTTTCCATAAATCGTAAAACCGGATACGTCTTTATACTGCTCGAGCCAGCCCTTTGCTTCACGCATAGAGTCGAAAGAGACTGAACCGATAGGGTTTCCCTCAAGCCCATACCAGCCAGTCTCTTTCCGAGAGGGAACCAAAAATTCAGGTTTAAAAAAATCTTTACGAGTAACTCTCTTACCGTGATTGTCATAACCACGGTAAAGCATTGAGTTACCATAACGAACGACAGACGTATAAAAAGACATATAACCTCCAAAACATAGTATATTATATCACAGATGGAGCAGTTTGTAAACTGTTAAATTGCAAAACTTTCACCACAACCGCATGATGCCGTGGCATTTGGATTTACTACTTTCAAATAAGATCCTCCTAATTCATTTACATAATCAATCGTACATCCAATGACGAACATTTCAGCCATTGGATCAAGAACAAGATTCTCTACTGTAGGCTCTTTATCAGTAACATCCCAAATATATTGGAATCCAGAACATCCACCACCTTTGACGGACAACCATACATTAGGTTGTCCGACTTTGGCAAGATATTCTTTTGCTGATTCAGTTATATTAAGCAAGAGCTCTCATCCTGTCAACGAGTCTCTGCGCTCTGTTAGTAACCTGACGATACCAACCAGAATCTACCATCTCATCAGCAGCTTTATTCCAGTCACGAGCGTCAACACCAGCTTTCATACCTTTGAACTTAGATAGACGTGGACGACCCATATTAAACATCATGTTAGCAATGATCTGCTTAACTTCTTCAGGCAAATCATAAAAGTCTTCATATAGTACTTTACATTCATCTAGAACTGTCTGAACATCTCGCTCAAACGCTTCGATGACACGCTCTTCTGATACTGCAGTACCAATCTCTTGACCATGTTCCGGATCAGACTCGAGTACAAGGTGTCCAATACCAAAAGTAGCATAACCTAGATGATCATTATAAATCTCATACTTTACACCTTCATCGATCTCGAGTTGTTTTCTTAGTTGTTCAATATTCATTAAAAGTTCTCCTTGGTAAAACTGTCTGGTACATCTTTTTTATTTTCTTGACAATCACAATTGTAACATATGTCATTAGCACACTTATCGCATTCTTCTTTATCGCAATGGCAATCATGCCCACAGCTGCATTTATTCATGTGATCCTCCTACGTAAAAAGAGAGCAAGTTACCCTGCTCTCTTTATTTATTAGTTTAGAAATTTAGCTTCTTCTTCTGTATAAGGCCACATTAGAATAAATTCACCTTTCCAAGTGCAAGATTTTTTTGTCTTTGCTCAAGATCATAACGATCTGTAGCTTGGGCAAGATATCTTTCAGTTGGTGTCATATTAATCATTCTAATCCAGTCTTTAAACCACTTACTCATATCCAAATTCCCTTCTAATTTTTTCAAGAGATTTTGAATTAAGTTCATGTGTAAGTGATTCAACAGTGTGTCCTGGATATTCATGAATCATCTGACCAGCAATGTATGCATTTGCTTTAGTCTGACGAGACAGAATCCATCCGATCATTACACCTCGAAGAATGTTTTTAAATACTACCCAAATTCTGTTAAGCAGACTCTGTGAGTAATTGAGCGCTATTGTTGTCATTTTTTACCTCGTTGTTTCCAATTGAAATTTTACGAGGCAGCTTCTCTTCGGGGAGGACGACTTCAAGATTAACAGTCAAGATCCCATCCACCAGATCGGCTCCGGTTACTTCGGTATATTCCGACAGTCTAAATGACTTTGCCCAGTTTCTCGCACTGATACCTTTATGAACATACATGTTTTGATCTCGGCGTTGTGGACGATCACCCCTAATCTTAAGGACGTTATCCTTTACTTGAATATCAATATGTTCTTTATTAAATCCTGCCACAGCGAGTTCGAGGGTGTATTTCATCTCACCTTCTTTTACTACGTTATGTGGTGGATAGGTATCCTTCGCGTGGCTATGAATTGATTCTAGCTGATCGAAGATGTGGTCGAAACCAAGAAATGCGTTTCGCGGAAATGCGAATGTTCCAGTCATATTTGCCTCCAATTAAGCAAGGTTATATTGGACCCACACTATGCGGCATCCTAATTTATATATAATATCTTTTTTAAAAAAGTAAATAGTCTATTTGTTTCCAATGTTATATTTTGGACAAAGTTCCCATTTATCTTTTTCTTTAAATGCAATAATCTTAATTTGTCTGAGTGGAGCAAGTGGTTGTGCTTGATTCTTATTCTCGATAGTAACCAGTCCCCAATCACTCATAAGAGTAGCGATCGTGTTTCTACGAGCTACGTCATTCTCTTCAAGGTTTGACTTCTTACCGTCAAGGAGAAACAGCTCCTTAAAATGAACGATAAAGTACCTACCTTGCTTATGTAGGATATGACAAGACTGATATAACTTATTGTCTTTTCTTGACGCGACACCAATACGAGTGAGAGTCTCACGAACCTTTAAAAAATCATCTGGCTCGTTAAGAGTAACTTCCAACATGGAAGTAGGTGTCCATTCTACTAAATTATTTTCTTCCACCTTTATAAACCTTCTTCTTCAATTCTTCTAATTGCTCTTTTGTAAGAAGGGTTAAGACTTGGCGGGCTTTTTCATTACTATACCCATAATATGCCTTAACTACTTCCACGTCACTTATTGATTCAGGTTTGAACCATTTAGAAAACCGTTTTCGCTTCCTAACTATATTTATAAAAAAGTCAAATTGGAGACGGTTATCGAGGTGGTGGTGAACGTTCATCTCATTGGCCATAAGAACTGTGTCGTTAAAGTAAGACAGTCCTCGATTAACCATAAAAGAACTATATTGTTTTTCTGTGATGTCATCAATCATAATATTTTTCTTATCATAATTGATGTCATTCAGAAAATCAAATGGACTAAGAGAACCTGACATTTGCCATTATCTCCGTCATACATGCAACCACGTTTAATTCGTGGTCAGCAACAAAGGCATTTTTATATTGATAATCTGCAAGAATAAGAACTAGCTGTGGGATTGTTTGTGGGTCTAGTTTATCGTACATACGATCATAGATCCCACGAAAGATTGCTGAAGCATCGGTATCTATATTATTAACAACCCATGAGCGCATCTTTTTAAAGTCTTTTTCTTTTAGGTACTGGAATAGATCATCATAGCCAGTAGATACAGAATCAGAAACACCCACAAACCCCAGAACAGAATGTCGCTGGAGTTCATTGAGGATTCTTCTCCAATCAGGCGCATGTTTAATAATAATCGGCGGAATAACTTTTTCATCGTATTCTACTCCTTCATTGTTTAGAATAAATTTAGCGCGTTCAAAGAAGTTCTCAGCCAGCTTGACCATATCTTTCTTTGACGTGTTGAATTCATATACACCACACCGAGAGTGAAGTGGCTCAATAATTCGATTTTTAAAGTTACAAGTAAGAATAAATCGGCAGTTATTCGAGAACTCTTCGATAAACCCACGAAGAGCTGGTTGAGTAGACTGCGGATTTAGGTAATCAGCTTCGTCTAAGATAACAACTTTGACTCCACCCTGTAGAGATACAGATGAAGCAAACTGTTTAATCTTACCGCGAAGCGTATCGATATTGCCTTCTTCTGAACCATTGATTACGATATAGTCAAGATTCAGTTCATTACACAGTGCTTTTGCGACTGTGGTCTTACCAAGACCGGCAGTACCGGTGAAAAGCATGTTAGGCAATTCACCGGTATCTACAAGTCTCTGGAATGTTTGCTTGAGATTATCAGGCAAAATAGTCTCAGCAATCGTTCGAGGACGGTACTTCTCGACCCAAAGATATTCATTCATTTACAAACTCCATAACAAAATAGTATTATATCACAAGTAGTCAAATTTGTAAATGTTATTCTTCGTCGTCATCATCCTCCATTGCAGCTTCTTGAGAAAGGTGTTCACAAATCTGAATGATTGCGATACACTGATCACGTAGTTGCCCAATAGTAGAGAGTTCTTCTCCCTTAAATGCACCACGTTGGGTCATTGCATCAATTACTGCCACAGTACTGCGGCCGGCTTTGTTCGCGAGATCGCGAAGTTGATCAACTTGTTCTGACATTTTATACTCCGTAATTAGACGTCTTTTCGAGTGCAATCCAATACTGAACGTTTAGTTCTTTATGACTGAATTGCGAGATTAATTTAGAGGAAATCTGAACATCATAGTCGCCAGGTAAGATCTTAAGATTTCCAATGCTAATAATAAATTGGAAAGTTCTATCACTTGGAAACTCGCCTTCAATATCAATTGAGTACGAGTTAGAGGTATAGTTTCCACTTTCAACAACAGAAAGACTAAGTACTCCATCTTTGCCGGAAATGGATACTTCATTATGACCAAGAGTTGAAGCTGCCCGCTTGATCTTATTCAACGTGTCATTTGTCAAAGTAAACTTTACTTCGCATTCTGGCATGTTGATATCTTTCTGAGGGGTCGTCAGCGTTTCTTCGGCGGAAAAGAAATACTTAACTTTTGCTCTACCAGTTGAATCACCGATAGTAACATGCTCGTCTTCAAATTTAAGACGAGGTACATCAACGAGTCCAAGTACTCCGATAAACTCGTTGAGATCATAGATCCCAAAGTCTTTGGGAAATTCTTCTGAGATTGTGGCACGAGCTACAACATTTCGTGCCTCACTAATTGTCTTCAAAGTATTACCTTGTCGGATAAGAATATTCTGATTAATACCAGAAAAATTCTTTAATACTTGAAGAGTACCGTCATTCAATTCCATAATATACTCCATGTTTTATTAATAGATCATTATAACACTTATTGACTCATTTGTAAACCATTAAGCAGCCATTTTACTAAAATTCTTTTCTTTCTTAAACTCAATTTTAGCATTGAATTTACCGTCAAGAATTTCGCCTTTATGAGAGATGACAAAAATATTAGTGTCATCACCCAAAGTATAGAGAATCTTCAGTAGATTGTCGACACCCTCATGATCGAGAGACGAGTCAAAAGTTTCATCCAAGATTAATAGATTTGTAGCTACGCTGTTCTTCATCTTAGCGATCTGACGCCAAGTGAAAAGAAGAGCTAGATCGATTCGCTGTTTTTCACCTTCACTAAATGAGTCATAAGTAAATTCATCTCTATGACGAGATCGAATAGTTTCAGAAAAGCTTTCGTCGAGATCAAAGTGCACAAAGAAATCGAGAACTTGCAGATACTGATTAACGAGTTTATTTATAATTGGAAGATACTGCTTAATAATTTTTGTTTTAATACCAGTATCTTTGAGCATCTCACCCATGACTTGATTATAAGAATACTCATCAGACAACTTAAACTTTTCTTCGAGTAAGTTATTCTTTGAATCAAGAAAGTTTTTAAGATCTTCTTCAGCTTGTCTTAGATCAGCACTGCCAGATCCACTGATATCTTCTTCGAGACTTCGATTCTCGGCTTGGAGCCGGCTGATCTGCTGTATGTTAGAATGTATGCTACTTTGTTTGTCTCGTATCTTGGAAAGTGCGTCATTTGCATCTGAAATAGCTTGTTCAACCTGATCTGACTCTTCAGTGAGCTTGCCCATGGCACTCTTAAGTTCTTTCGCCTTGGATTTAGCATCGGTAAGTTTTTCGTCTCGTCTTTCTGAACTAATAGCTTGATCGCAGGTTGGACATGTTTCATTGTCTTCATAAAATTTCGCCTCTTTAGCGACTGTAGCCATTTGCTGTTTGAACTGCGCCGAGAATTGTAAGAGTGATTGTTTTTTATCATGCCATCTATTTAACCTAGCCTGCAATAGATCTTGCTCTCCTTCAATTTCTGTTGAGAGGGTGCTATTGATTTCTTGTAATGATGATATTTCATTTTGATTACTTGTAATCTTATTGCGTTTTTCAGTAATGTTCTGATCAGTCAAAGCCTTGACGTCACGAATATATTTTTGCTGTGTCTCAATTTTATTTTTTGAGAGATCTAATTGATAAGACTTGTCTTGGATATTATCCTTTAGACTATTAATCTTATCTCTTAAGAGAGTGTTCATCTTTGAAAATACGTTAATATCAAGAAGATCCTCGATAACCTCTCGCCTGTGTCCTGAAGGTAGTTGCATAAATGGGATAAAAGAGGAGGAACCCAATACAACTACCTGATGAAAGGACTTATGATTTAGTTTGAGGATATTTTGCTCGAGGATCTTCTGATACTCTTTTGCGTGGGAAGATTGATTTATAAGTGTTTCGTTTTTCCAAATTTCAAATTTTCCAGGCTTTATGCCACGAAGTACTCTATACTCGCTTTTCCCAACGTTAAAAGAGACCTCAACAACGCAATCTTTATTATTGATTGAGTTAATAAGTTGAGGCTTGTTGATGTTACGATGCGGTTTGCCAAAGAGAGCGAATGATATAGCATCCAGCATCGTAGACTTGCCGGCGCCATTAGCTCCGACAATCAGTGTAGACTTGTGTTTTGACAAGTCAATTTCAGTAAATGAGTTACCAGTTGAAAGAAAGTTTTTCCAACGTACCGTCTTAAATAAAATCATGCTATTTCAAGTGCCTGTGCTTCTGTCATGAGTTCGCGCATGTTAACTTTAATTCGATCTTTATCGAGATCAGTGTCAACACCGTCAATATAGTCATCTACTAACTTTGTTGTGTCTTCAATCTCGAGACCTTCATCTTCCACGTTCTCACCGAGAAACTCGTTAAAGTTTTCGGCGATTTTTAATTCATAGATATCCTGGTTCTGGATACGATCAATGAATCTATCAAAGAGAAAGGTATCTGACTTGTTAACAACTACGACCTTTACAAATTTCTTATCTAAGTTTCCAATATCATAATTATTATAATCTATTTTCTCGTCGTTGTAAACAATTTTTTCAAATAAAGTATAAGGATTATGAATTTTTTCTACTTCACGAGTCTCAGTGTCAATAATATGGAAGTATTTGGGATCATGAGCATCTGACCAGAAGAACTCCATCTGACTGCCAAGATACCAGATATTATCTTTTCGAGATGACACGTGAAAGTGACCAGTAAGCACTAACTCAAACTTCTCAAAGAGTTTATGGTTCATACCACCATGATGTTGCACTCCTCGCATGACGTCAAAACCTGTAAATTCGAGGTGTCCACCAAGCCAGTCAGCTTTACACTCTTTAATAAACTTCATAGACTGATCGTAATTATCAGCGCAAATCCATGGAAGAAGAGCGATTTTAAGAGATCCGTATTCCACTACACGAGGTTCCATAATAATATGGATCTCATTCATATAATGTCCTAAACACTCTTTCAAAGAGTTGAGATCATTCGTGTTCTTGAAATACGTGTCATGGTTACCAGGAATAATATCCATGGTCATGCCTAGACGACGGAGATGATCAAGAAAATGCTTACGATTGTGATTAAGAGCTTTAAAATTAATATACTTACGATGATCGTAATAATCTCCTAGGTGGAGTATGTGCTTAATTTCTCTTTTAGAGCATTCCGGAAAGAAAACATTTTCATAGAAATCTTTAGCATTATTTAAAAATATTTCAGAACTGTTTCTAATTCCGCAGTGAGTATCATTGAGAACTGCTATTTTCATCTGTTTCTTTCCGAATAGTTACATAATCTTTGTGTGATTCCCAAACGAGAGTATCGCCTGGACCTACACCTAAACCTTCTAAAACTTCGTCCGGAAACTCGATGATAAAGTCATCACCATCTTCTATTACTTGTACTTTCCATTGTTTCATTGCATAAACTCGCTTAAATCTGAATCAGTGTTTTTAGTTCTCTTCTTCTTTTTCTTTTCCTCTTTATAGAGGTCGTCGTATACTGTATCAGTTTGTCTAATACGATCGATACGATCTCTTAAAGTATCAACAAATGCGCCAATTATTTGAGTTGAGGCGTCATCTGATAGGTCTAAATCTACAAAGTTTTCGATACCCGATTTAGAGAGATATTTTAGTTTTACTTCTTGCTGCTTTTTCTCTTTAGCGATCCTTCGAAGAAAAGCGTACCAAGAGATTTGTGTGAAGTAAGAAAAGGCGTTAGGTTTACCTGTTCGAGTGGCGGTGGCTAGATTATAGTTGTTGATTGCTTTCAAACAGTTTTCCACTGCATCCATTACCATTTCTTCGCGATACGTATAGCGAATAAAGTTGGCCTTGTGTGACAAGCCCTCAGCGATTCTGAGAAAACATTGCGCGATATAATCTGGAACGATAGGGATCTCATCTCCCTTTTCTTTTGCTTCATTGACTCGAGTTACGTAATCAACTACTGCGAGAGAGAAGTCAGCATTATTGACATAATGTATGCTTTTTCTTTTTGCCATAACTCATCCTTTCATAATAACTATTATATAATAGATTAACGAGTATGTAAACTATAAAGTTTTGTTTTAAGACGAAAAAATAACTGTTTACAACAGTAATAAAATATGGTATAATAAATTAAGATTCTTAATGGTAAGCAGGGTACTATCTACCGTCTTTTGTCTTGTATTGCCATTCGTCTGTATGTCCGACTGACCACTTAGGTTCTGTCTCAACTGAATAGTTTTGAGTACATACCTTAAAGTCAGGCATCTTTAATTTGTCGAGCGTAAGACTCGAGTCCTTAAAAATAACTCTATTATTAGGTTGTGCTGCAAATTGTCCATTATCCAATTTAATTATATTAAAACTCTTATGTTCTGGGTCATATTCACTAAAATTTATATCAAGCACGGATTTATCCGGATGCGCGTTATCAATAGAGAACAGATACTCACCTGGATGCATGTTCTTATCTTTGCCAAAAAACTCACAGCGAGAAAGAAGAGGCTTTTCAATTACTGTCAGATGGTAATCAAAACAATCCCAAAGCTGAAGAATATCAAGAGGCAACAACTCACCATGGTCTGTCTTCCACACAAAAGCAGATATCGGAAGTTTATCATAAAGAGCACCGTATTCCGTTAACAGTGTTTCGAAATATAGCGCTTTATATTGTGTTGACTTA